TTGGAAATCATGTTGCCGGCGAATACCGGCACGGGGGTTCGAATCCCCCTCTCTCCGCCACGAAGTCAGAGCCTGTCGAATAAGACGGGCTTTTTTGTTTTGTGAAAAATGGAATGGTTAAAGGTGTAAAAAGTTGTTTTTGCCCCCACTTTGCCCCCACTTTGTTTTTGCACGAAAAAAGCCGGGGCAAATTCCCGGCTTTAAAGGTATTAAATTATCTTTTTCAGTGTTTCTTTTACGCCAACTTCAAGATCCGGAATAAAGTGTCCGTATGTATCCATCGTCTGCTGAAACGTACTGTGACCAAGTCTGTGTTGGAGAGCTTTGAAATTTATACCTTCTTTCAAAAGCAACGTGGCGTGTGTATGTCGGAGGCCGTGAAAAGTAAAATCGGGTAGACCCATTGCGTTAAATGTCCGGCGGGCAATTTTTTCAATATGGTTTCTTTTTATCGGGTTTCCCTCGGCATCGCAAAAAAGCAGATTTTCAGGATTGGGAGTACCTTTCATAGCTGATATGTGGTGCTGTATCATTTTTAAGGTTTCTTGATCTATAGATATTGTCCGGCGGGATGACTTGTTCTTTAAATCATAAGATAGCTGTTCTTTACCGTCCACTCTGACTACAGAGCGCATGACTTTAATAGTTCCCCGCTTAAAATCAATCCCCCATTTACAATCAAGTCCGGAGATTTCCCCCATGCGGAGCCCGGTATATGCCGCAATCCGGAAATAAAGCTTTGTCCACTCTTCCGGGATTAGATCGAGCATTTCTTTTATTTGTGATTGCCTCAGGATAGAAACTTCTTTCCTCTCTTGTTTGGCGTGTTTTATATTTGTTAATGGGGATACTGGAATAGCCCCATCTTCTGCAGCTTGCTTTAACGCAGCATGTAGGATTGTATGCAGATTATTTACAGTTCGTGGGGATTTTTCTTTCAGCAGGGTCGCAAAATATGAACGGAACATGGCCGGCGTCAGATCAGTTAAGAGTATTCTCCCGACGCGCGCCTCTGTTACATATTTTTTAATGGTATAGTAGTAATCTCTTTTTGTGACAGGGGATATATTCGGCGTTATAGATTCAAGCCACGCCTGCATCCATTCTGACAATGTGACTTTTTGTGTGGCAAGCGGGCATTTTTCTAATAAATCAAGAAATGCAGACCGTTTATCTTTTGCTTCTTTAAGCGTTCGCCCCATGAAATAATAACGTTTTTTGTTGATCTGGACGGTTACTTTATACCGCCCATCTTTTCTTTTCGGCATTATAAAACAGCTCCTTTGTTGGAATGGGGCTGATTATGCTATAATATATGCGTAATCAGCCCGTGGGGGTAATATTACCATTCTGAAGAGTATATTAGCGATACGGCTTCAGAGAACCGTCGTCATATTTGCAGTATGGCGGCGGTTTTTACTTATTATGCAATTGACACAAACGATTTCGAACGATTTCAGACGATTTTCAGGTGTAAATATAAACGGATTTTTCGTTTATATATTATTGAGGGATTGGCTGTGGATAATTCAATTTAACTCATTTGTTTTTATAAGCTAATTCCCGATTTTGCCGTGCCTTTTTACTTAATTTAGACATAAGTTTAAAGTTATATTCACCAACCAAAGAACTCATCCTAAATAAATCCAACAGTGCCCATAATCCAAATAATCCGGCTGTAAAAAAATAGAAGATGAATTTTATTGGACTATTTAAATATACATAATGCAACCCGAAACAGAACCAAAAGAAATATGCGGTACCTACGCTTTTTTTCTTTCGATAATACTCCTCCATAATTTCCGCATGCATTGGGTCATTTGCCATAAATACTTCATTCATTGGATCCATTTTTGTTACTCCTCTCTTTTGAATAATTAATTCTCTTACATTACATTTTCTCTACCTGCCGCGAAACACGGAAACACCGAAAACTGCTCTAACAACTTTTCCGTGGATTCAATCGTTAAAAGCTGTTCATCCCGGATGCCGTCTATCATATCCGGACAATTTCGCATGCATGTATGACTAATAAGAAGAAAGGCAAATTTATTAGCTTCAAGCTCATCTTTATTGATTGCTTCCTCTGTGATCACATGCGATCCCGAAAAATCAAGCCCGTCAGTATTTTGAAGCAATGTGTGCCCGAGTTCGTGTGCTAATATGACCTTTCGATGATTCCAGTCGAATTTTTCGTTAATCACAATTAGTCGACGGTTTTTATAAGTAAAGGAAGCTCCCTGAAATGTTTCTGAATGCACATTCTCATAGTAGACCTCAATTCCAATTAGCGCTGCCAGCTTATCTGGATCATTTGTTTTATGCTCCCTGATAATATCAACAACTTTTGGCAATAGCCTTTTCACTTTCCTTTTCCTCCTTTATTTATTACTACTTGCATTAAATTTAAAAGCATTTCCTTTTCTTGTTTATTGAGATTGTAGTTTCCGCCCCTAAATTTGATGTTTTTCGCATTTTGAATTATTTCGTCTAAGTGAATTGCATTCCTTTCTTCTTCCATTTCTTTTCTTAATTTTTCTGGATTTAGATAGTTTTTCCTGTTCATTGGAACATCAAACCCCATCAGCCACACGGGAGAAACATTGAGTGCCTCCGCTAATATATCCACCTTATCTTGTTTTGCTTTATATCCTCCCTTGAGATATGTATTTATAGAGGATTTATTTATTCCAGTACGTCTATGGAGTTCTGTTTGAGTTATTTCTCGAATCTGCATAGCTTCAGAAAGTCGTTCAGCGAATGTTGCACTTTTCATAAATTTATCCTCCTTTTTGTGTTGATTAAATAATACCAGTGCTGTTCAGAAAAATCAATATGCTGTTCAGAAAAAGTGAAAAATGGTGTTGATTTATCCAAACTCCGATGGTATACTTGGTTCAGGAAACCTGAAAAGAAGGAGGTGAGAATATGGGATATAATTATAATAAATTACGAGGGAAAATCCGCGAAGTTTTTGGTACTCAAGAAAAATTTGCAGTAGCCATTGGAATTAGTGTTCCAGCGCTTAGCCAGCGTTTGACGAATAAAACAAAATTCACGCAAGACGAGATTTTGAAATCTTGCGATTCGCTCGGCATTGATTCTGCTGACATCGCGGATTATTTTTTTACGCACGAAGTTCAGAAAAGCTGAAAAAACGTGCATGAAAGGAGGTGATCAAAATGGATGAAAGAACGATCGGGATGACAATTACAGAAGTCTCAAGAGCGCTCCATATCGGAGTTGAGCAGCTCCGGGAGTATGCAAGAACAGACCCGACGTTCCCGTGCTTTTCGGTCGGGAACAAGCTAATCACTACCGAGGCCGCAATTAGCGAATGGGCAACCGCCCGGGCGAAGATGCGGGTCGGGATGAAGACAGAAAGCTCACAAGTCATGGAAATTATTAGAAAGTACAGGAGGGAAAGAGCATGATTGACAAAATAATAGTTTATTTATGGTTTTTCATGTCTATTATGCTGATTGTCGCCGCAGCGGAGAAAACATCATGTCTAAATCTCTAATCACATTCATAGCAATTGTCTTCTTAGCCGGTGCCGCGGTTGACGCAGATAACATTTATCACCGGATATTTCCGGAAACTCGAATTGTTGAGTACCGGAGAGAGGTAAAGGCAGGTGATACGCTCTGGGATATCTGTGGCGAGATAGCCACAGATAAAGAAGATTTGCGGAAACTGGTCTGGCAGGCAAAGAAAGACAACCGGATTCATGACGCCGGCAACCTGCAGCCGGGAACCTTAGTGATTGTAAAAGTAGAGGAGGCGAGAAATCAGTGAATGCAGAAGAAGAACTTAGTGTTTTGAAGGAAAAAATAGAAAAGATGAAGGAGACGTATAAGGGCGCGCAAGATTATGAGTATGAAAATTATAAGAAATATAACGAAGAGGGTAATACGGTCGCGGCGAATCGGGCTCTCGGTAAATCCTATGCATTTGAGGCGATATATACGTACATCAAAAACATGTAAAAAGCCGACTGATAACTGCAATTATCAATCGGCAGGCGGAAAATGTGAGTGATATTTCCGCCTCTATATTATCAGAAAATGGAGGAATAGACAAATGGCAGAACTCATATTGAATGCCGATGCTTCACATGAGGATTGGCTCAAAGTAAGAAATACAGGATTAGGTGGGTCAGACTGCGGAAGCATTCTCGGACTCAATCCGTATAAATCAGCATTGACACTTTGGTCAGAAAAAACAGGAATGATGCAGCCGGAAGATCTCTCGAAGAATGAGAGGGTTTGGTGGGGCAGCCATATGGAACCGGTGATCGCGCAGAGATTTGAGGAAATTACAGATAAAAAGGTGCGCCGGAGAGGAACTCTTCGAGATAACGATTATCCGTATATGCTGGCCAATATTGACCGCTGGATAGTCGGGGAGAATGCCGGTCTTGAAATCAAGACGGCAGACTGGCGCATGAGCAAGCAGTGGGGCGATAAAGACGATCCGCAGGACATGACGGTACCGGACA